TGCTGCCGCCAATGTAGAAAAACCAATCTGGCGAGCCTTTAAAACAACGCTGTAACGTTCCCCAAGCCAAGATTCCATTGTTATCATCTGGGCTGCGCGTAACTCAAACTTGATGCGTCCACGCTCAGGATGTTTAATGAACCAATAGTTTTCACAAAAATATTTGAACGCTTCCAGTTGCTGTTCAACCGTAGCACCTTCAGGTCCACGGCATTTACGCCACTCTCGTTCGTTAACTAGTTCTTTGAGGTCCACGGCTCTCCACCCCACGGAATCCAACCATCACCATAACGGTCATCCACATACTCGTAGATGGCGGTAAACGCTTCGGCAGCAACCATAGGTTTGTATAAATCCTTACAGTTGTCGACCACGTTCCAGTCAATCAAAATACCATTACCAGTTGACTTGCTGGGTTTACACCAAAACTGGTTGATTTGAAACAAACCCAACGACCCGCCATACGGGTCGTACGGGTTAATAGCCTTGGGGTTGCAGCGGGATTCCCGCCACATAATGTGGTCAATCTGTCTGGTTTTGTCCCAGCCTATTTCTTTTGCCACCGCTCTGGTTACTTTGTTCATTGTGGGGCAGCGAAGCGCAGACTTCGCCTGCCCCGTAGCGGGGACAACACTGGCTAGGGTACAGCAAACTAGAAATGCTGCTATGGCTTTCTTCATTGTTCCTCCGTTTAATCGGGGTACTTGATGTTGATTTCCTTAGCATAGCAGGCGTGGATAACTGGAACCAACTCCTGAATCTCGGCGTTAAGTTCGCGCTGAGCAGTATCTGGTTGGATATGTTGAATATACAAAGGTTTCGGAATATGAACACACTTGCTGGTTATTGCGGTTCGAATAATCAAATCATAATCATCGCAAACCCTAAGGCACGGGTTGTGACCACCAGAAATGTTGTATGCCTTACGCGACCATGCGCGAACATGGTTTGGTACAGAAATAATATGTGAAAGTGTTTGCCTGTTTATTGTGGGCATACTCATTACCCAACCAAAGTTTTCTTCTTCATATTCGGTTCCGTAACCCAAACCCCAACCCTGCCCATATCGCAGGTGTTCACCACTTGGATAAATTTCAGCCCAGTCGGAATAAACAAAACCAACTTCTGGGTCTTGAAAAGCGTCATGGATTTCTTGCAAACAATTAGGTGTTAGTTCATCATCATGGTCAAGTTCGACAAGGATGTTTCCGCTTGCCATGAAAAATGCTTTTCTTTTAGCATTACCTATTCCGCGTTCATCGGCAATATGTGGTTTAACTATATTTACCTTATATCGTTCATCTTGGCAAATACCGCAAACCTGCCTAAACACTTCCATATTGTCGGCTGGTGAGTCATCATAAACAACCCACTCCCAGTCGGAATATGTTTGGCGCTTCAGCGAGTTCCAAAGTCGAATAATTTGTTCGTTGCTAGTTTTGTATGTTGCTGTGATTACTGAAATCATTTTCCTAAAACTTTATGATGTAGTTAAGGACCAGTGTAGGCTGCACGTTCTGTGCAGTACCTGAACCTTGGTTTGCATTGGTTACCGCAATAGTACCAGCAGCGGTGACAGAATGCAAATGGGAACTACCAGCGGCGTTAGAAATAGTCACATTTGAAGTAACGGAGTGCGTATGGTTTGCACTCACACCACCAGTTGTAATTCCGTGTGTGTGGTTTGCCGAAACACCACCAGTGCTAAAGTTGTGCGTGTGGTTCGTATCCGTTGAACTAATATAGACGCTACGCCATGCAGCGTCATGGGTTGTACCGTAGGCAAGAATGGTGCCATCAAGCGCGCCAGCACTGGCATGACCATTATAAACCGAACCATGTGAGTGACTCCAGTTGGAGTTCATTGTCGCAGTGGTGCCACCATGCGAGTGGTCTGAAGAGTGTCCACCCGTAGTTCCAGAGTGGAAGTGGTCCGCCGAGTGTGTGCCACTGGTTACAGCATTGTTCGTCAGCGTATTGGCGTGTGTGTGGGAAGATTCCGCAGCAGAGTTAACAGCAGAACCAGTAAACGTTGCTGTATTGGAATGCAAGTGCTGCTGTAGGCGTTCGTCGCCGCCAGCGGCACCCAGCGTTGTCCCCGTAATTCCACTGATTGCGGCAGTCAACCTATTGGCTGCCGTACCACCCATATCATCTTCACCAGCGATAACGCGCCCACGAAGGTCAGGAAGGTTAAACGTTGTCGACCCGTCACCAACGCCGAATGTGGTACCAATCAACGCAAACAGTGTTGCATACGTTGTGCGCGACACTGCTGCGCCACTACACAGCAACCACCCCGTTGGGGCGGTTGCACCAGCGTAAGCCTGAACTGAACCAACAGGAATACCGTCTGCACCAGTTGCACCCTGCGGACCTTGCGGTCCAGTGCTACCTTGTGGACCTGTTGCGCCCTGTGGACCTGTCGCTCCCTGAGGACCCGTATCACCTTGCGGTCCTTGCGGACCTACTGGACCAGTTAAACCAACGGCACCCTGAGGACCAGTGAAACCAATCGGACCTTGTGGACCCTGTGGTCCTGTGTCACCTTGCGGTCCAGTTGCGCCAGTAGACCCTTGCGGTCCAGTTGCACCCTGTGGTCCCACATCACCTTGGGGACCTTGTGGACCCGTAGCACCAGTTGTTCCCTGTGGACCAGTAGCGCCCTGAGGACCCGTATCACCCTGAGGACCCTGAGGACCTGTGGCACCCTGAGGACCTGTGGCACCCTGAGGACCTGTGGCACCTTGTGGACCGACATCACCCTGCGGTCCCTGAGGACCAGTGTCTCCTTGTGGACCCTGAGGTCCAGTGGAACCAGTCGCCCCCTGAGGTCCCTGAGGACCCGTAGCGCCAGTTGCTCCTTGCGGTCCAACGTCGCCCTGCGGACCCATAGGTCCAGCCTGACCCTGAACACCTTGTGGTCCCTGAGGACCGATAGGACCAGTGGGACCAACATCTCCTTGGGGTCCCTGAGGACCTGTATTACCCTGAGGACCTTGGGGTCCAATGTCACCTTGGGGTCCTTGCGGACCAGCAACAGTAGATGCCGCACCTTGGGGTCCTTGCGGACCCGTACTGCCTTGTGGACCTACATAACCTTGGGGACCTTGGGGACCTGTCGGTCCCTGAGGTCCAGTAGCACCCGTATCGCCGCGTGGGATTGTGAAAGAAAAAATGCCACTAGAATAAGAAACGCTAGCGTTGGTGCCTGCCGCACCAGTAGTTGTGGTCCCAACACCCAGAGTGCTTGCATAATATGTTGCAAGATTTAGGCTGGTAACTTTTTTGTTTGTTGCCGTAGTTGAAACGTCGTCAACAATTAAGAAAAGTTCGTCACCGCTAAGGCTCAAAGCCTCGGGCAACTGTGTAATTCTTTTATCGGTAGGTGTAAGAGGCATCAGTTTCCAACTTCAAGGGCTACATAGGAACCATCTTCCATTAAGAAATCTGTTCCATCTTCCAGTTCAATATTGCTATACAGGTATTCCACATCAGACCAATACTGGTTAGCCATGTCTCCCACCGTACTAGCCATTGAGGTGGCGTTATTATAGAAGTCGTATTGAAGGCTAGCCCTATATTCTGCGGGGTACTGGCTGTAATACGAATGCAGCATGTCCCCTAAAGAGCGATTCGGACCATATAGAACGGTCAGCATTTCGTGCATTTCGTCGTTAGTTGGTTTCGTCATCTTTGAATCTCCTCACCTTGGGCTGGCAAGGTTCCCCCTCGCAGCAGGTATCCTTCCAGTGGCATTGTGGGCATAGCCATCGGGTGGCGTGCGGCGGGTACTCACACCCGCACTCGGGGCATTCCACTAGACTTGCCATGCCTCGGTACGGGCGGCTTTCTCGCCAGCGGCAACGCTGGCAATAAGAGCGTCCAACTCCTCGTCCGAAATTTCGGATACCTTGGTCGAATGTTCCACGTTCACTTGTGTGGGTGCCATACGTCCCGTAGCCTGAAGGTATAGTTGCGCAGCCTTGTTGTCCCCGCTAAGTGCCCGCTCATAGATTGTATCCAGCAACTTCTGGGTTCGCTCAGGCGAACCTTGCAGTTCCTCAACCCGCTTCTTCCATTCGGTAGCAAACGCAGGCTTCTTCTTCCAACGCCTCAGGGTTGAGTCGTTGACCCCCAGTAACTCAGCCATCGCTTCCTCTGTCTTGGGTTGACGGTAGGGTGCGGGGACAAGTAGCCAGTTCAGGTACTGTTCTTGTTTCGGTTCGAGAATATCCATCACCTATAGAGCGTCTGTTCGCATTTGGACTGTTAGTTTAGACTATTAGTAGGGAACGGGGGAGGGGGATTATAGGGGGTGGGGGTAAGGAAGGGTTTGGTTGGCGGCGAACGTAAGTGTAGCCGCCAACTGTTACTATTACTGTTTATGGTTACGGTCTATGTGCTGCCCTAGGACGGGCAGCATGACGGTTGCGGGGACAAAGATGCGTAGTATGGTGTTTGTGGGACTGGGGCTTGTTGTGGGGGTTGTGGCGACCCTTGTGGGGGCGCTGTGGATGGTGTTGGGTATTGGACGCTTCGAGGGGTCGGAACACTTCTACGAATAGTATGAGTGAGTATTCCTATCTGGAGGATTGGACCCCCGTTGTTGTTTTGTGGCGGGATGCTCATAGGGCTACCGAATCTTGGGTGGATATTCATTCATATCAGCCGTCTGGGTGCATTATCACAACCTACGGGCACATTTGGAAAGATTGTCTAGAAGGACATTTGACTGTGGCGGGGTCCGTTGATGGTGACAAAGACATCGCTGGTGATGTAAACCATATCCCGTTGGGGATGATACTAGAGATTAAGAGATTAGGAGACTAGATGCCCAAGGTTGGAAAGAAAGAGTACCCGTACACCCCGAAGGGTATGGCGATGGCTAAGGCTGCTGCCAAGAAGAAGGGTGTTAAGGTTAAGTACGGCAAGGGTCATGAGGCTACTGAGGGCGCTGCGGAACGTAAACGCGAGTACGGCAAGAAGCGTGGCAAGTAACTATACCAAACCCGCCCTACGGGAGCGGTTGAAGAACCAGATTATGTCTGGTTCGAAGGGTGGGCGTAGCGGGCAGTGGTCTGCCCGCAAAGCCCAACTATTGACACAGGCGTACGAGAAATCTGGTGGCGGCTACAAAGGTGGCAAGGACAAGCGACAGCAGTCCCTGAGTAAGTGGACGAAAGAGGAGTGGGGTACTAAATCTGGTAAACCCTCCACACAAGGTCCGAAGGCTACTGGGGAGCGGTATCTGCCGAAGAAAGCCATCAAGTCATTGTCCTCCGCTGAATATGCGGCAACTAGCCGCAAGAAGCGTGAGGGCACCAAGGCTGGGAAACAGTTTGTACCCAACACGCCCGCAGCAAAGGCTGCTGGGCGGAAAGCAAGGACAGGTAAATAGTGGCAGCAAAAAAGGACCCGCGACTAGCACGTGCTGGAGTTTCAGGCTACAACAAGCCGAAACGTACACCGAACCATCCTAAGAAGTCTCATGTGGTGGTCGCCAAATCAGGCGACCAAGTCAAGACCATTCGCTTCGGACAGCAAGGTGTGTCGGGTTCCCCTAAGAAGGCTGGGGAATCGACAGCGTACCGCAAGCGTCGAGAATCATTCAAAGCCCGCCATGCCAGCAATATATCCAAGGGTGTAATGTCGGCTGCATATTGGGCTGATAAAGTCAAATGGTAAAACCCCCATATTGATGTGACGCTAGTCACACAGGGGTATCAAAATAGTACGCAACGGCTACGGCTTATAAGAATCATACACGCGATGACGGGCGCACCCCCCCATGCCCCCCTGTGCCATGTGCAGGCACGGCTAGGTGTGCAGGTGCGAGGTCGAAAACCGTTCAATGCATAGTTATACGCCACCATGAAT